TCACGACTTCATCAAGATGTTAGAGTAATATGTGGCGGTTTCTGTTGCCGTCAACGGTCGTTGGGTTCCGACTATGTTGTATTGTAGGGCCGGAATGTTCACTTCAAGTTGCATTGCTAAATCGATCAATTCGCCGGCAGGGACATCGGCAATGGGAACAGTAGCGCCTCCAGTGATGTTCTGCACTGTTCGGTTTGATGGGTAAATTGACCATGCGCGTATGACGGTTATGCCTGGCCCTACCAAAAGGTCGGGATAACCTCCAATGGTCCTACTTGCCATGCGGAAGTTACCTACTAGCCGAGACGGGACTGTAGAAGGATTACCACCAGGGCCAGCGAAAGTCCCTATTTGATTGGGGCTGGTGAAGTTTTGAGATGGGTCTTGGACATATTGACGGACTTCACGGTATAGGACTTCAAAGGGCAAACCTCCTTGACTATCATTACCTGTTAGGTCTTTCAATGGAACAAAGCCCGCCTTGGATGCATTTTTGACATTGAAAGGTGAAAGACCCGCTAGATCACCAGGCTTCTCGAGATCGTAATCGCCTAACAAGATTAGAAAGGTTTCCTCAATGTTACCAGGGGGAACGTTGTAGGATAATCCAGGATAAGGCAACTCGTATTGACGTTGAACATTAATGACAACATCGTCCATACAGGCTTTTGATTCAAGGAGGTCCCTAAGGTCAACATAATCGTATGTCATAAAATGAATTCCTGCCGCATCTAGGGGGTTTCCTGCCTGTTGAACGTAGAATTGGTCATTATGACGCTTGACACCTTGATAGGAGCCAGTCGTTTCATTGAATACTACAGTGGGGTTTAGAGGCACATCTTGACCATGTGGAAGTTGTCCCGTCGAATACACAACGGCCCCAAATTGGCCTTGAATCATACGTGGAACGCCCATCACTTTCGCCTCCGACTATGTGCACGCCATTCTCTGCCTATGCGTTGCATTACAACAGTTGAGTCCAACTTACGGTTTTTGCCTCGACCCTTATACGCTCCACGCAAACCGGTCTTATTCCGTTTCACATAATTGAACGCACGTTTCACATACGCAGTGTATGCTTCACGAGGTTTGGGTTTTGGGAATGCCAAGAAAACCGCCTCAGTTGGAGAGGGAATTGGTCAAAGCGAGGCTCATGTAATCCGAAGCAGAGAGTTTTGCAATCTTTCCGGTAATGCGGAGGTATAGGTCCACATTGGCAACACTAGTAAGACGATCAGCACGAATCTGCAACTGACCACCAGGGATGTATCGGATCTCTTTGACATCGCCTAGTGAAAGGGATTCTTCGAAGGCTGATGTAAGCATGTCTTGGAAGGTCAAATAGATCGAGTCGTATGAGGCGTGGGAGATGAATCCGGTTGAAAGGTCCTCAAGTGCTACTTGAGCGACGAAGAGGGATGCCTCAGGAGCGGCAGTGCTAGGGTCGATACCAACACTGATGGATTCAACACCGAAGGCTTCCATCTCTGCGACGTTGACGAAAGTATTGAGATCAATAGTTTTGACAGCACCGGTCGAGGTTGCGGTAATAGTTTCAAACACTTCAAAGTCACGAGTTTTGGGGGAGGCCATGACCTATGATGATAGGATATGGTGTATAAATATTAGTGAAGCCTACAATCAGTGCGGGCCGTTGCACATAGGATAGGAATAGCACGCAGTGCGCCGTTCCTACCTTCGTTCGTATTTCCACCGCAACCGTTATGAATGAATGACCCCTAGGATCTACCATGGACGCCAAAGAATACGACCGAATTGCTGATTTGCTGATGCAAATTCGCATGAAATACAGCCAAATAACATGTAAAGACACCAACGATCAGGACACCTTGACTTATCTCATCAAATCTCTTGACCATTTGTTGTCCATGAACGACATCGTTGCCGAAAGGGACGCCCTGGGGTGGCTCTGATGATTGGTCTAGGGTCTGACATATGCCCTCATTGTTTCCGCAAACCGAATTGTCGCGCTTGGCGTATCGAATGCGATGTTATGCATCCTCCTAAGGAGGAAGAAGAATGACTAGAGCCGGCTCAAGAATTCGAACCGTGTATATTCGCAGAAAAGGAAAGTGGCTAGCGATCGGTTATTGCACCAGGACCGTCATAAAATTCGATGATAATGTAGATACAATCCTGGACGAGGTGTTTGAACAATGAGATTTAGAGACATAGCGCGTACCTATCAAGTCAAATGCTCGATCTGTAAGTTTGTTGGCGTCGTCAAATGGTCAACAGGAAAGCACGGAAACAACCCGCCAACCGTTTGGTTGTGCAAGGATCACCAAGGAGAGTGGATTTGATGTTGATTTCAATGCAAGTCGCATGTGGATGCGCCCTTGATGCTGAAACAAAAACAGGTTTTGTGTCTCCATGCGACTCCATTACTACCTTTGATGGTGGTCATCAGGAAGGATTTGTTGAAGGACGACGCTACTTGTGGCGTTGTCAGACATGTAAAACAACGATTTGTGTCAATCTTACCTTGCCTGAGGTGGAAGAATGAGTCGCCGTCGAACAGGAACACAGTTTGTTCCCATCACAATCTCAGTCCCTGCGACCATGTTGAATCTCGTTGAAATGAAACTTAAGCCAAAAGAGTCCCGTTCCGCATGGATTGCTTTGGCAATTGAAGCCCGCTTAAACGATGCTGACGCTCTAGAGAACGCTAGCGTGTTTGATTTGCTTGGATGGTTACACTTTCACGGCGTCATCAACCAGCAAATGAGAACCATGCTGCAAAATCAACACGATTCTAAAGCATCAACTGATGAATGTTGAGTCCGAGGACGCCCGCGACCGCTATCCCGAGACTCTTCAGTACGCGAAGCATTGCTTTCAACTCCACCAACGCTTCTTCTAGCATAATGACGCGTTGTTCAAGATTGTCCAAGCGTTTGTCTTGGAGATCATCAGCCGCAACCCATCCGTCAGTCATCGCGTGTCACCAAATTGTAAGCGGCAATTCCAAAGTCAAGACCCAAAGCAACGACAAAGACGGCATCACCAAACGGAAGCGGACCGTCGGCGAAGATCAGAGGGGCAGCCATTCGAGAAAATCGTGTCCCTTTTTTGGCAACGTCATAAACATCTAAAGCAAAATCAAGGGCTTCCGGTAAGTCGTTTTTCCCTTTCAATTCTTTCAGCTCTATCCGGTCATTTTTTGATAGTTGACTTGCTTTGTCAAGCGCGCTCAGGGTTTCACCATACAATGTGGCAGCGCGACCATCGACCCAAGTTTCACGGTAACCTTCCAGCGTGAACATCAATTGTTCGGAATAATTGTCTCCTGGCAGCAACATGATGGCTCACCATCACGACTTCATCAAGATGTTAGAGTAATATGTGGCGGTTTCTGTTGCCGTCAACGGTCGTTGGGTTCCGACTATGTTGTATTGTAGGGCCGGAATGTTCACTTCAAGTTGCATTGCTAAATC